ACAACTTCGTTTCGCTCATCAAAGATTCTTGTAAGTGTTCCACCGTCTAAAAATATAGTTCGGTTCGATAACCCAGAATTGGTGCGAAAGAATAATTTTATTCCTACATGAGCTGTAGCTTTTTTTCTAACTCCAATCCTGAAAGTATGTAATTTCCATTTCTTAGTAACAACGGTTCCGTACGTCCTAGATGATATATGTGATCCATCTGGTGACAACTCTTGTAACCTGAAAGATAGCTGACCTCCGTTTACATTTCCTGTTTTAGCATATACTGAAAATTCATATTCTTCTCCCATAGATGCAGTTACAAATCTACCATCTCCGTATGCATCAATTTTTCCATTATCATTAAAAGACGGCCGTGAAAATGACTCAATTGATCCATCTGCAGACTTCGTACCAGTTTGTGTAACCTTAATAGCATACTTTCCAGTATAAACTTCTGTGCTGCCACTCACTATTTCAGCAGTTCCGGCATACCAATCTTTAAATGGTCGTTGTAATGATCCAGTTTCAAAAAGATTAGTTACTCCATCCTCTCCCTTCAATAACTCATCTGTAACTGTTTCTTTTGCTAACATTACAGACCAATAATCTCCATTATAAAATGGTAATGGTTCAGTTGATGCAGTAACATATCCAGCAGACCCACTTAATGAAAATGATAATCTACCAATATTATCTGCAGAACCATTATCTTTTAAATGAATTCCAAATTGGTCACCAGTAGCTCCATTACCACCCTGAACTAATGTCTGATCAGAACTTGATGCTGCTTTAAATCTAAACTCCATAGAATTTGCTGTTTGTGCATTACCCAATCCTAAAGAATGTGACCAAGAACCAGAAACATATTGAGATGCTTTAAAATCTAAAGCTTTTGTAAATTTCCTACTTGTTTCATATATAGGTTCTACATCCGTAATAGTTGGACCACCATATTCCCTAACTCTCAATATTGTAGATGGAATACCATAACAATTTATTAATCCTTTCAACGATTCAATAGTACCTCGGGATTTTAAAAATAAAGGCATATTGGCAATAATTCTTTTCCATACTTCTCGTGAAATATCCTGTAATGAAGAGCTAGCATAAAGGGTTGTTGCATAATTAGTCTTATCTACTGATTTACCAAAAAAGAACTTATCTAATTTCGCTAAATCATATCCGTCTTGTAAATTCCAACCAAACCCTTTTGCTACAGTATAAATAAGTTCTTTAGATAATCCTTTATCCAATTGTTCATCAATTTCATAAATTTGACCAAACCTATCAATATAATTTTTTATATTATCAAAATGATGTCCAGTCATATCTATAAATTTTGAAAAAGCATCATTGCCCATATCATCTCTAATATGCTCTGGTAAATGATATAATAACCTATCTCTATTTTCATGATCAAAATCTGATGCACTTATTATTTGATTATCATACCATGATATTGCATTTGATGAAGTTATATCAGATAAAATATACGGTTTAGTAGTATTTTGCTTAGGCCATGAAGCATCATATAATAAATCAACACTAGCTGATGAATATTGTGAACTACTACCAGATTTAAATGAAGAACTATCAAAATACAAATATCGTTCATATCCATCAAAACTATTTACAACTTCACTATTAGCAATTTCCCATTTTCTAGCATCAGTTCCTGCACTTGCTATTGCGGTATTTGGATCATTTCCCAAATAACCTGTATCATAATATGTGCCTGCAATTGATTGACTGTAAGCGTCATGTAATTCTATCTTTTCTAATTTAGTTTTAAAATTTTGCAATCGCTTTTTTGCTGAACCAAATTTCATAAACTTATCATAATTTGAATAATCTATATTTAAGCGTACTTCATTCATAGACCCACTTATAATATCTCTTTCTATATCCTGTGCTAATGAGCTACTCTTAAATAATAAATTATCCCAATTTTGATATTCAGTTGATCTATTTCTCACTATTGGTTCACCAACAGATGTGCCTGAAGGTAATCTCAATATAGTATCGGGTATTATTGGTTGTGTAAAATTAACTAAATTTAAATCAAATTGCTGGTGTGATATTACTTCTCTAACAAAATATATATCATCACCTAACTGCACATTATTTGATAACGGATTATATAATTTTAAAACCATTTTTTCGTCTAAGTCTAATTTATTTATAATAAGATGTAATGAAGATTGTCCTACAATAGCATAATACGTTAAATCCATCATCTGCTTTGACCCAATGTAGAAATTAATTTCCTTTATATCAGTATTAATAGATTCATAAGTAATACCCATTACTTCGGCGGCTTCTTCAATTGTCTGCGCTAATCTATTCGTACCTTCAATTTTTCCCTTATAGTTATGTTTAAGATTAAAACACCCTACCTTATCTCCCTCTATATCATAACCAAGAAATTTAGCTCTATATGGCGCATAATCAGTTACCTCAACTGTATCTTTCTTTTCAACGTCTCTAAAATATTTTGCTGCTGTTGGGTTAGGATCGACATACATATAATCAGCTAATAATTTCTCTATACAATCTTCTTTATTATCTTCAAAATCAGTTATTGATATTTGCAACATACCATGTTGTTCAGTAGAAGTTCCAGAGGTAGATTTTTCTATAAAATAAAATATTAATTGCGAATCTGTTGGTAATTTACCACCATATCGGGGATGATGAAATAATCCATTAGCATTATTATTAAACCAAGCTTTAAAAGGTTCAGATATGTGAATTGCTTTTAAATATGTTGATTCTGATTTATCATCATCCATACTAATGTCTGTGGTGGTGGTAGTGGTTGATGTAACTTCATCAGATTGACTATATACAATTAAATCATCTGATGATGGAAAACCTGGTATTATAGGAGTTGTAAGAGTTTCTTTTGAATTTTCATGAAACTTCTCTAGGATAGAAGCTACATCTAATGGCATACCTGTAATCAAATTTCCTGGATATAATACTGCTCCCTCATCCGTTATTTCTAATCCCTCTACATTTGGTTTCCATGATCCAGGATTAGAAGATCCACCACTCCAATCTATACTAAATATCCACTGGCCCCTTGCGGACTCTTGAGATTGTGTTGCAGTAGGTACATGAGCTGGTTTAGGTTCCATATATATTTCTTGGGTAACCGTTATTTTCTCTTCTTCTCTAGTAGATATAATAAAAGCTTTGGGAATTTCTACCATTATATCAGAAAAAGTTTCAATTTTGTCATTACTGCTAAATGCTGCAATGGGATCTCCTGCTGCCATAGTAGATGCATCCCATGCCTGTAATTTATTAGAATCTACTATCTGATAACTAATATCATCAGATTTATATGATAATTTATCTACATAACCAGATTTAAAATCATTAAATTTATTTTGGTAAAAAGTATTACCAGCCAAACCACTTTTTAATTTAACTTCTATTTCATCTCTTGCTGTTGATATGTTAGCAATTTCATAAGTAAATCGTTTAGAAAAAACTCTAAACTCTGATATATCTTCATTTGATGAAATTACATTTGCCCAAAAAGCTTCATCTGGATCTCCATCAGGAGAAACAGTATTTTTATACATTTTGCCATTATTTGTTACGACTGAATCATTATAAAAATTTTGTTCTTTATCTATTAATACAGTTTGGTGTGAACCTGCTTCGCATCGTAAAAAATCATATTGCAATGTAATATTACCACTTAATATTCCCATCGAATTTACTGCTTCAGCTAATTGAATTTTATGTTGTTCTTCTATAGCTGTATCGAGTGATATAATATTACTACCTGCTACAATACCAGAATTAGTATAAACGGCTCTCAATAAAATAAAATCTCTCGATCCTATAGGACTTTTTAATGTTCCTAGTTGAGAAGTATTATTTAAATCATCTATACCACCTCTTATATTGCTTATTATATTATCTGGAATTAAATAACTCATTTATATTCTCATTATACTTCGTCTTCAAATGTATTCATGTATGATCCACCACCACCACCACCGGACGAATAATCTGACCATTTGTTTTCTGCTTTCCAATCATCGATATTTGATGTAGTGTTATCAACTATTACTTCACTAGTACCTGATGTTAAATATTCTGTCTCTTTAAATCTATTATCTATAACTTGTACCGCAGAATGTGGAACAGCTCTTTGTCTCTTATGACTAACTTCTTCAACAAAATTAACTGTAAGTTCTACATCATATCCTGAAGGAGTTGCACTATTTGGATTAGCTACTTGTCGGCTGAGGAAAGTTATACCTTGTGAAATATTTCCACTTTGAATATCCTGATATAAATTATATACCATTCTTCCATTTACTTCGGTATTAGGTGCCTTATTTAAAACTTGTCCTGGTAAAAGTTTTCCATTATTACTTTCCCAACCAGACTCCGCCTGACCTCCCCTAGATGCAGGGTTATTTATCCAATCAGTTAAATATACATCTCTATCCGAAAGATATCCAATTGCATTTTTTTCTCGTATCCTTCTAACAAAAGATAAATGCTTTATTTCTTCCTTAGTATAAGGCATTATCTACTCACTTTAAATTTAAAATCACCACCATAATAATTTACTGTTTCACTTACACCACTTCCACTGACAACTTTATATTCTATTTGATAAAATCTTTCAGCTTGTAATCCATTTAACCAAAGATTAAAATAATTACCTGAGCTATCACTTGATATATAAGAACCAGATCCATAAGGTACCATTACATCTTCCGTAAATGCGTCTTTTATTTGATAATAACAAGAAGCACTTGGTAAATATTTAACAGTTATACTATCAGAAACGGTTGTTGTAGAATATGTTTTGGTAGGATATCGTTCTCTACCAACAAGTCTGAATTTTACTTTTGAACTTTCTTTATAATCAGGTCTTAACCCTTTCATATAAACGACTAAATCTTCTAAGTCAGTAGTAACTAATGGATTTAAAGAACCAGTTGCCCACGTAGAATCGTTCCAAACTACTTCTAATTTTGGTTGATAGACTGTATCTGTTTCTCTACTAAAAAATGCAAAATGTCCATATTTTGTAGTATTTCCTTCTTCAACATTATCATCCGCATTACCAACACTCCCACTTCTCTTAACCATAAACCCTTCATTTGGTACTGTATTATGTATCCATCTCCACATAACATCAGTTACATCCATACGCATATCAGTAGTTTCCCATTCAAAAGATTGAGAAGCTTCGGCTCCACTTCCAGTGTACCAAGTGCCTCCAGTATTATTACTACCACTTACCCATTGAGTAGTATCTACTTTTCCGTGCCTATATCTCCAACTCACACCCTCTTCGTCTTTTGGATTATCATAAAATTTTCCTTCGCCAGCCGTCCAAGATTGACTTACCGCATATCCATATAAAGATTGACTAGTCGTTAAATTAGATGAATTTGCATCATATAAATTTAAATAAAATTTTGGGTCTGATGATGAAGATGGGATTAATCCAGAAGAAATAGACTTTGAAATATAAGTTAAATCAAATTTAATTACCGCTCTTGAAACATTTATTATTGATGCATTATTATTAGTATCTTTTCTTATTTCTAATATTTCATCCATTCCAGTATTTTGTGATTGAGTAACTGGTCCCTCATATAATGTTGCGTCTGATGAAGCGTATTCAAAATAATGCATTAGACGTCTCCTACTACTCTACCGATAATATCTGTATCTGGATATTTTAATTCAAAAATTGCTGGGTCTCTAGATGGATAAACTACACCATTTTTAATCACCGCTGGGTCTCCTAAATCATATACATTTCCTGAATATCCCTTTGCTGTATCATATCTATTTTCTATTACTATATTTGTTCCTAGTGGATTAGAATCACTAGGCGTTTCTACTCCAACCACACCTTCAACTTCTATTAACTTCGCTACCACCTCAGCAATTACAAGTGGTTGATTGATTTGCCACCTTTCTATATTAAAATAATTTTTCATTTCATTAATTGCATTCAATAAAACTTCATTTTTATTATAACCTTTTTTTGTTAATAGATCAAATTTAATAGCTATATTAACTATATAAGCATCCTTTATATTATAAGCATCCGTTACCATTCTAAATCTATCTAAATATACTTTAAGATTCTTTTTAGTAACTTCATTCATTTTAGTCAATTTACGATTATTATTATACCCAAGTAAATATAAATTTAACCCAAATTGGTTTTTACTAAAAGTTAATTCTTCTCCAGGTTGTGTAGTTATTTGTTCATCTTGCACTACATATGCTTTAGCTATATTACCATATCTTTCAGGTAACGCATAAATTCTAACAAGTATATCATCTCTAGTTACGGACCTACTTTGTGCCTGAAAGAACGCCATTGCATTTTGTTTAATTTCTTCTACTGATTCTACATCCATTCCTCCTGAAGATGGTTCATCATTAACTACATTCAATGAATTATTAACTCTCGTTATTTTACTACCATCTAATGTTGAAGGTAAACTTGTAACAATTTTGGAAGCAAAAGAATTTATTTCTCCTGATCTAACATTATGTTTAGATCCACCATCAAATGCATAAGTAATTTCTAATGAAGTATTAGACGGAGCTTCACCATATGCTCTTGTATTTGTAAAATTATTAGGATCAAAAGCAATTCCTAATTTAGATGGAGACCCTGGTAGATTACTACCAACATTATCGGGATTTGGAATTAATTCTTCGTCAGGAGTCACCATAGTCCCTGCACCAAACCGCATTTCAGTTTTTTTATCTGGTCTTACATATGTTCTAAATCTTTTTGATGTTTTCAATCTTTTTAAAATATAAGGATTTGTAGCATCAAACTGAACTAATGATGTATCATTTGATTCTATATTTTGAAATTCTGAAAAAACCATATCTTGTGCTAAAAATGGAACCTCATACCACGTATTTCCATCACCATCTGATACAGAAATAATATCTGTTACATTTTCTTCTGATAAAGTTACTCTATCATATTTAATTGGACTTCCAAATGTAAATGTCTCTTTTTTACTGTACCCACTTACAACAGTTACTTTTTTATGTAATCTATAATATTCAATAGTTCCATCAGTAGCAGTTTGAGAAATTTCTTTCACAACATTTCCCTGATCTACTTTAAAATTACAATCAGTTAACAATCTATATTCAACTCCAAAATTAGGAGCAAATAGTCTAGTGGTTGATTTAATATTTAAAGCATAATCATAATCTGGTTGTGTTGGATCATCAGTCATAGCTGGAACTTCCTGTGAAAAAGAAACTGTAGCCATGGATGGTGATATTAATCTAGGAGTATATCCCATAAATTGTGCTATATTATATACTTGATTTTTTTCCTCTGCATAAGGTAACAAACTTTCTTTAAACATCGCGTCAATATAATAACCCAAAACATCTCCAACATATGCTGCAGATTCTAAAAACATCGTACCAGGTGCAGATTCATTGAAATCTTTATAAGTATTTGGGAAGTATGTTTTTGCAAATTCTATAAGGTTGCCTCTTAAACCTGCAAAATCTCGTCCTAAATATGATATATCTTTTTTATAAGTTGGCATATTTTAACTCCTAAGTATATACAATCATAGTAGTATTTGTTCTAGTTGGGTCATTTTTTAGAGCATAAGTAAGTGAAATGTTTAATCTTCTATTACGATCATCTATTTTGGTATCTATATTTACAATTCTAAGATAGGGAAGCCATGTATCTATTGCGTCATTTAGTGCTTCATCTACTTTGTCTTTTATAGAATCGTCCATTTGCTCAAATAAAATAGATGCAAGTGCACATCCAAAAGTAGGATGAGCCACTCTCTCACCATACTTAGTTTTAAGTAAGTTTTGAATATTATACTCAGATGCTTCCATAGTAGATGCTGATGGTGTCCAATGTTCATCCATTGGTAATCGTATCCCTATAGTAACATCTGGATCTTGATCATATTCTCTATTAGACGCCATTTGGTTTCTTCTTATTTATCGCTTTCATTAAATCACTATAATCTCTTGTTAAAGCTTTCATTGTAGATTCTGGAACTTTATCAACTGAAACTCCTACTGACTTAGCTGTCATTGCAGCGCCCAATTCTCTTTTAAATTCGCCTGTGTTTCCAAATTCCCCACTCTTCATTGCTACCTCTGTTACTTTATTCGAATCGAATATTCCATTGCCCATTGTTGGATAAGATTCAGTTCCTTCTCCTTGTGGTATTCCACCTCTCGTTTCATTTAAAACCTTATTTAACTCTTTATTTTTAGTATATTTAATTTCTTCTTTTTTACCAACGTTATATTCTTTTCTAATTGGCTCTTTAAACTCCTTTTCAGTTGATGATTTTGAAACTAATTCGGTAAGAGAAGAAGAGCTATCTTCTTTAATAAATATCTCATTCATTTGTTTTTTAACTTCCTTACGAACTACTCGTTCTATTATTTTTATCATCTCGCCTTTTTTCATAATTTACTCCATTATTTAATAACTATTATTTTTAATAATTAAGCTGGTCTATTTTCAAGAACTATTACAAGCTTAAACATTCCATTTTGATCTTTTGAAAGATCCCACATTAATTGAAAATTGAATTTTTCACTAGGTTCTGCTTTATCTATATAAGTTACATTCATTCCTAGAGTTCGTGAAAAATATCTTGCAAGGTCTATAGCAGATTGTACTGCATCAGCTAAACTATTTCTCGCGGGGATTTCTAACACATATACTTCACTGCTATTTAACATTCCTGTAGGAGATTTACCATCACCTATAGATTTTAAAGTAGTTAAATTATCCTTATATGTTTTCTTAGTTTCTAATAATCTACTTCCACTTTGATCTCTACTAGATTTAAGTTGACTTATTTCCCCATTCAGTTCTTCAATGTCTTCTGCAAACATAACTGGATCATCAGATATATATCCTTCTATATCTTCCTCTTTTCTTTTTAATTCATTTACCATATCATGATATTCATTATAATCTGATTGTAAATTTGCCATCAAGTAATGATTTTCTACTTCTACTTTCATTCTATTTTGTATATTAAGTATATTAATATCTCCACTTACTTGCACTTTACTTAACTGTCCTGTAGCCTTTGCTTCTACTAAAAGACTTTGGTACCGTTGTGGATCTTCATCTACAAATTTTTTATTTTCTACACTATTTAAATAAAATGAAACTGCCCACCCTTCTCTCAAAGCCATTGTCCACTTTGACGCCAACCAAGCTTGTTTGGGATCTACACCTTTTTCTTTAATTACTTTTGCATCCTTAATTAATGTAGCGTTTTCTGTCACCAATCCTTTACTATTAGAAAGCTGAGCAGATGTTCCCACCATAGCAGGTAATGCTACTCCATCTATTGTTTCTTCACCATCTTCAATATATGTTTTTCCAATCGCCATTGTTTCTATACTTCCCCCAACTGGCGTGAAAGGGGGTGCACTAGCAGCTAGTTTAGCGAGGGCCATTCCCGCCTGTGTCGCCCTTATAAATTTTCTAGCACCTGAAATTAACTTATTAACTTTCGTTACATCTACTTTATTTAATATAGCATTAATAGCCGCTAAAGCCGTTTCCATCGCCTGAAGATCTTTTATCGTTATAGACCCTTCCATTCCTGGTTTTTTAGCTTTTTTAAGCTTCCGATTCATCTTCTTTAATTTTGAAGATTCTTCATTAACTGGTGTTGTTATACTATTGACTCCTCTTTCTATATTTTTACCTACAAATGTTTTAGCCATTATATATCAACAGCTTTAGTTTCAGATATACCATCTTTTAATTTTTTAATACCGTGTTTTCCTTCTGTAGCATGAAATCCTTCCTGTCCAGATTCCCATATCTGTTCACGTATATCCATAAGATATGTTTCGGCAGCTGCTGTCTGGGCACCAGAAGTGAATCCGCCTGCGGTAGTTGGAAAAGATAACACACCTGAAATAATTTTCCCCAACATATCTACCATTTGATCAAGAACTTCTGATAACTCGCTTCCCATTACTGCTGGTTCATTATTAATTTTAACATTTGGTGCATTAAGATAAATGGTATCAGGACTGTTTATATGTATAGAATCTTGTCTACTTTGAAATATCAATTGATCTGAATTTAGTATAATCTTATTACCATTATTATCATTCATTCTCTGTACATTTTGTACTGAAGCTATTGGAAAATTTTCTGTAGTACCACTATCTAATAAAATAGTCGATCCTTCTTTAAAAAATGTTGGTGTGAAGTATGGAAAATTAACAGGAGATTGACTTTGATTATTACTCAATCTAATACTAGGTTTTGCTTCTTTATGATCCATTAAAATAGAAGAACCATATCTACTATTAATCTGCTTTGAACCTTGATTTACTATTGGTCTTTTCTTGGGATTTTTAGGAGCATCATAACCCTCAACTCTTTCTTGTATAGTTTTTAATGTATTTGAAGGTAAATCAGTCATACCAATTTCAGGACTATACGATGATATAAGTCCATTTAAAGTAAGTTGGTCTAAATAATAATTCGTTCGATTATATTTTATAACTGGTATAATTTCTTTTGGAAGTGGTAACTCAAATGAACTAACGTTTAACGGATACGCTTTTGTAGATTTTGATAATTTCTGTGCATCACTATAAATAAATTTACCGCTTACCATTCCAAATTTACTCATATCATCTGCTGCATCATCTACAGTATCCCAAACTTTACCTACTTTCAAAAAATCTATTTCAAAAGCTTCTTGTAAAATATCTTTTGCATACTTTCTTATTAAAGTATAGATTTCATTTCTTTCAACGAATCTACCACCTACATCATCACCCTTCGTTCCTATTGGTTCACTGTGGTGAAAAAATTTACCATCTCCCATTATGATTTCACTATTTTAGAAGTTTCTGGTTCTAATTTATTAGTAATTTCATCTGTATATTTTTGTAAATCTTTAGCTACTGGATCTAAAGATTTTAACAAATCTTCTTTTTCTTTGTCCGACAAACCAAATTCAAACTCACTAGAACCTTTTTGCTCTCCTACAATCAATCTTTGTACAATAGCTGCCATTTTTACTAACTGTTCATCGTTCTTAACCTTGATATCTAAATATTCTTTAATAGCTGGAATTAACTGAACCGCTGTATCACCATCTTTAATAAATTGTACAACTTCTCTTATCAATACATCTAGTTGATTTTTATTCTCTGCTGAATTATTATAGATATCTTCAAAGATATCTGCTAATGATTTTTCTTTAAATACTTTATAATCTGACATAATATTTTATTCCTTTTATTTATTGGTAACAGTTCTAAAAGACTAATCATCAAAAACTCCCTTTCTATCTGTATACCATTTACGATATTTTGCTGGTGTTCCAACGGTGATTGGGTCATTACCAGTCGCGAGGGAGGCAAGTTTTTCAAGTTTGTCTCTTTCTGTGACACTCCAATCCAAATCCTTAGCAACTCTACTCATTACAAATATTTCTTTAATCTTTGCACCATATATCAAAATTTCGTTCCACCATATAGAACCCTTCGTGGCTGGCGTTGAAAGATTTTTCTTTACTAACTTTTTATGTTTTTTCAACAACTTATTTGTCAAGTCAATGTAGTCAGCAATTACTTCAGATGCTCTTTTATTTAATATTTCTTTAACTTCCTTTTGATATTCCTTGGCATTATCTGAATCTGTTCCGTGTTTTTCCCTCATTTCATCTTGTACGTCCCACTCATACTCCATCCACGCTTCACTATCAGGTATCTTCTTTCTTTTAGCGGCCGATTTTACCATCATAGGATCACCGAAAACTATTTGTGAAGATATCCATCTACGACCAGTTTTATCGGGTACACTTTGTACATCCATATATTTTCTTGCCAATAAAGTTCCTTCTAACCAAAATATAACTCCACCATCAGTTTGAATACCCTTCCCTTTAGCCAATTGAGAATCTTTACCAGCACGAGTAAATGTTGAAAAAGATTTTTTACTACCAAGTATTTTTTTTACATTATCTAAATGGTCTAAAGTTGTTACATGAAAAGAAGTTACTGGTATTTTACCAATTATTTTTTCCATTGCCTTTGGATAGATGGGAATATCTGTTTGGGGAAGTACCCTTTTTAATGATGTTTGGGTGTGGGCAGGATACCACTTATCTCCAATCCAATCTTCCATTAGTAAGTTTTTTAATTTAATCATTATTTAGGTTTCCTCTTAAATACTTTATAATCTAACTCGATAGAATTAAACCCTTTTATACACTTATAAATATAACCAACATAAAAACCTCTTGTATATAAATATATAAGAATTTCGGAAATATAAGTACTTAAATAGTTATTTTAGAGGGAAAAAGTACCCTTATGATACATAACTAACGGGAGAATAACCATGAAGGAAGTCGTAACAATGGTTAAAGGATATATTGATGACTTAGCTCATTTGATGATATCCTTTGTTGCCATAGGTGCTATTTCCGAAGTAATCTTCGGAACAGGCATTTTTGGTGTCAATGTTATTGGAAACCTAACAGCAATTATCAGTCAGTTTGGAGAAGGCGGTTTCGCTGGACTCGTAGCTTTATTGGTATTGGTTGGTTTATTCCGCAGCAAGTAGGCAGTGGAATGTTTTGATGGGTGTACCTACACCTATCAGATATGAAAAAAGGGAAGATATTATTTTATCTTCCCTTTTTTTGTTTAAAGATTCTGTTGTTTTTAAGTTGTTTATTAGTGAGAACTAAAAAGCGGTCGAATCTTCAAACTTTGATGATAGTGAGAATGAATCTCATTATCATTACATATAAATTAATTAAGCAAAGATAGATCCAGTATTAGATGTATCTATAACACCACCTTTTTGATATTCTGTATTTAAAAGTAAATACTGTTGTTTCATTTGATTAACCACTCTAGTAATATGCTGTGTATTAGAACCAGTCATTTCTCTAATTAATATATAAAGTGCTTTCTTATTAAAATTTTCTAAAGTGTTCCGTCGTTTAAATAACTCTAATACGGAATACGCTACATTTAAATCTTTTTTTCTTTTAAAAAAACTGGTTAAATTATTATCCCAAAAATCTACCATTTGTTCAACAAAATCATTATAATATTCATCCTCTTCCATTCTCGCTGTTTCAGAACCAACATTTCGTTTAAAATCTAATGAATCTATAGATGTATGTTGTTTCATTTTTTTATAGTTGTTATTATTGTGTAATATCAACCAATTTTTTCCAACAATACTAAAGTAAGAAAATGCCTTTCCCTTATTTGGATCATATTTATGTAAATTCATTAATAAAAATCCCACTACTTCGTGTTTCACATCTAGTAATGGTACATCAAAATAATAAAATTTAAATGTATGTATTAAATTTTCTGCTAACTTATCAAAAGCTTTCTGAATATGCTCCTCAAAAATTTTATTTTTAATATGTATTTTATCACAATTATTATATCTAACAATTGCATCTTGACATGGTTTCCCAAAATATATTTTACTTTTCTTTTTTTTCTTAACTGGCACTTTCTTGCTCCTCTAATCCTGTTTTACTTAATTGTTCTGTTATATCTCTTAATTGTGTAAATACTTCACCAACTTCATCATCAGCTTCAAATACTCCTTTATCATCAATAGTACGCATATCATTATATGCTTGATTCGTTAGTCCACTATAATCTTCTATCCACGATTCTAACATTTCTGTTTTTTTAGTTAAGTTCCAAATTACATAACCTTCAACTATAAACGCTACGGTTTCTATTGCTAATATTATTTCTATAATCATTATTTATCTCCAAACAATTCATCAAAAAGTTCCTTGGCTCTATCACTACTAACTTCTGTTTCATCTGTAGCCGTTAAAACTTCAGTAGTAGTATCCATTTGCTCTTTAAACTTCTCAATAGATTCTTCTTCTTTTTCTTTTTGTTTTACTTCACCTTGAACATGATGTTGTTTTTCTGCAACCGTCGACATCCAATCTGCCATATGTACTATATAATGTAATACATTTCTGGTAGCTGATGGTCTTTTGTAATACTGTTCATTTCCTGCATCAAACATTCCATCAGACATTTTAATTGCTTTCCAAACTTCAGTACTAACATTAACATTAAACTGTTGAAGTATCCATAACGACCTATCTGTTACAGACATATATTCTCCAATTTCATTGTGTTTATAAAATTCTCCAAGCTTATTACGATGCCATTCAGAATCCTGTTCTCTATAATATGGTGTATCTAAATCACCCAATTTGCCCAATCATGAAACATTGCAGCCAAAAAAACATCAGCATCTGGATGTATTACTTCAACTCCCAAATCCTCAAATTGTTTCTTTACTTTTAATGAAGTTGTAGCAACTCTAACAGTATGATCTAAAAATCCACCAACAAAACAATTATGGTAATCTAATCTACCTGAAGCTGGTGCTTCCATTAATCTATTTTCAAAATGGCCAATGATTAATTTAACTCTTTCAAGAGTTTCCCCCTCTAAATAAGTTTCTACCATTTCCATTAACTCTTTATATCGATCTATAATTTGATCAGTTGTAAGTGTAACCATAATTTAACCCCAAAACTCATGTTCTACATTTTTAGTTTTTTCTATTTTATTTTCTAATTGATAATTCATAATCAATAACTCTGTTCCTTTATTTTGGCTTTTGCCTTTTTGTGCAGAAGCCGGTTTTACAAAATCTTTTAATTCCCACTCATATTCATCTTCAGGAAACCAATCATGTAATTGATCAAAATCATAATATGATAAACTAAATCTTCCCTTTATATTTTTTAATATATCTGCTAATCTTTTATGATCATCAGTATCAAAATTATGTAAAGAATAATAATTTTCTGTTTTCCAATATGGTGGATCTACATAAAAATATGTTGTAGGGCTATCATATTTTTTGATAACTTCTTCAAAATCCATATTTTCAACATTAGATATTTTTTTTAATTTTTCTATAACTTCGGGATTTGTTAATCTTCTTCTAAATGCATCAAATTTAGAACTATACTTTCCCTTTAAATCTATAAACTTTCCTTTTTCTGGATTTAACCCTGAAAATATTTGTGTAACTATATAGGCATATTTCATCCCATAATCATAATCCGGAATTTCTATATCTTTAATATTTTTATTTTCAAATACATCTGTTTTAAATTGATAAAATAACTCAGAATCTTGTGCAACAATTTCATCCATCGACTTTAAAAATTCTTGTGGATTTCTGCAACACGCGAATAAATTTGTCATATATCTATTAAAATCATTATATATAACATTTTTTAAAATGGGTTTTTTATGTACCTGTCCTTTGACATATACCCAAAATGCCCCACCAAAAACTTCTACATATGTTTCTATATCATTAGGAATATAATTCCCAATCCATTTAGCCATACGGTTTTTACCACCGATATAACTTATCATTCATTAACCTTAATAATTATTCACTACTCGTATTATGTACCAAATCTGTTTTATGTATTTGTCCATTAAATTTATATGGTTTAACATCAATTGATTCCAAAATATCTATACGATTTACCCATCTTTTATTCATTGTATCTCTAACTTGATATACACCATCTTTACCCTCTGTACCTTTTAAAAATACAAAATCACCGTAATCTAACCACCCACCGTGTCGTGTTAAAAGATTTCTACTCACCGCTATAAATTTATAATTGGACGCATCTTGTGTCCTAATTCGCGTTCCATCTGCGAGAATGTTCGGTGTAGAATCAGTTTGACGTTCTACTGGTTGATACATAGTTACAGTCACGTCCAATCCCTCACTTTTTAACTCAGATAGAATTTCAGTTAATGCAACATTTTCCTCTTTAATAGTTTCTATTAAAGACTTATAATATCTTTTATTTTTTTCCAATACGTTAATGGAAACAAATCCATTAGCAAATACTGTTAAAAGAATAAACGCCAACACACTATTGGAATCAATTAGTTTACGCATTTTTATTTTCCCGTTATTTAATATAAATATGTTTAAAAATTACGTTCTACCATAATTTTAATAACCTATTAGTGGAGCGGGGGGAAATCGAATCCCCGTCCTGTCTGTCTTTAATAAAAAGTCATTCACAACTTAGTTGATTTATCATTGGTTAAAAATCAACAAAACACCATCGAGTTCGTAACCTCGACTCCACTCCAACATCACTCTTGAAGTAAGGGATAGATTCCACTAAGGTAGGATACTATCTACACCCAACCGTTTGTCTAACTTTTTTTATGTCAGAGTGTTAGACGACTCAGAGATTTACGCGTAAGCGTAAGTCGGTTGATAATCCATCACGGGTTCAACAACATTGTCAAACATCCGTTCTGTATTGGCAAATTGCCAATCAATTACCAACCCTTGTAGCGATTTATCGCTATTTAGGTTTGTGAGTCTTTTTTTACGAGTCTTACTCAAACTCTGTTGCACTTTATTATCAATTAACATCAGTCGATACCATTTCCGCCCCATGTTACTCTAGTCCGTTGTTGTAACGTTTTTTGCTACTGGACCTTGCTTACCTTCTCCAATTTCAAACGATACTTTTTGACCTTCTTCTAAAGTCTTAAAGCCATCTGTTTGAATATCGGAAAAATGTACAAAGTAATCTTTACCATCTGATACTGAATCTGCTACGAAACCGTAACCTTTTTTAGTATCAAACCATTTTACTGTGCCTGTATTCATTCTATTTCCTTATTTGTTCTTGTTTAACCAATTTTCTTCATCATCATCGCCACCATTGGTAAAAGGTGACATATAATTTTCTTCAATTTCGATATCACTAATTAACTCAATTATGATATCCCAATTCTCTGTTTCTAAAGCTTCTTCTAATTTTTCTTTAAGTTCTACTAAGTCCAAAATAATCTCCTATTTACCTATTAACTATTAAGTAAATGAGGTTTTCCTTCAATATTTCCTGCTCCAGTAACCTCTATTAATTCTACCTTAGAATGAAACTCAGAAATATTGTTAGCCCCAACATAAGAGAAAGAACTACGAATTCCCCCTTGTATATCCTGGATAATTCTTTTGACTTTTCCTTTGTATGGAATAACTGTATGATTTCCTTCAACATTTTTATCGCTTCCTTTTGAATCTCTTGAGGCAGAACCTCTATATTTTTTATATAACATTTCATTAGGCCACTCGCCTACTTTTTCGATCGTGCCTGGAGTTTCTTTTGTACCAGATAAAAGGGAGCCCAACATAACCGTATCAGCCCCGCAAGCAAGTCCTTTACACACATCACCAATATTCCTAATCCCACCATCAGCAATGGTAGGACAACCATAGGTATCAGCAACGGCGATACAATCAAGAAGAGCAGTAACTTGAGGGATTCCCACACCTGTTCGTATGCGCGTTTCACATAACGATCCGTTTCCAATTCCGACTCTAATCGCGTCCGCTCCTTTTTCACATAAGTATTTAGTTGCTTCTTCTGTTGCAACTGAGCCAGCAATAACTTCGATTTGTTCCAATCTGGTCTTGATTTTTTCAATTGCTTCTCCTACTAATTTATGGTGACCGTGTGCTACATCTATAAGTAACACATTACACCCATTTTTAACTAATTCTTGTGCTCTCTCTATATAATCACCTGTAACTCCAATAGCTGCACATAATGGTGAATCATATATTTCTATATTTGATTCTCTAACCTTTTTTAATTCTTTTATTATCTCAACTTGTTCATCTATACTCATAAATCTATGAACAATACCTACCCCACCCAATTCCATCATTTCTAATGCCATATCATATTCAGTTACAGTATCCATAGGTGATGAAACTATTGGTATATCTATTTTAGTTTTTTTAGTGAATTGTGTAGATATATTTATTTTATCTCTATGTTCTATATCTGAATATTTTGGAATGATATTTACATCATCGTATGTTAGAGCTTTTACCATTTAAGTTATTGGACCTCCAACATAGATTTCCCATTCACCACTATCTATAAGTGGTTTTGCTTTTTTATATTTCAACCATTTAGTTTCTTTACCATCTGTAATATACAGATGTTCATTTCTACCAAATGATTCTTTACTTACTATAGGTTTTAATTTATGTTCTCTATCCATAATAGTTATTCCATTTAAATGGTCAATTTCGTGTTGGACACATATTGCTTCAAGTAATCTTACTTCTATATCTTTTTTCAAATTTTGTTCTTGTTCCCAACTACCTTTACCTTCAGTTGAATTTTCTACTCCACTAAAATACCAATCTGATTCTTCTTGTTCAGTATGTATAATTATATTCTTAAATCTTTTAGTATCAACTCCCGTACCTTTATATGATAAGCAACCTTCATAATATATTATCTCATCCCATTGTTCTTTTATTACTGGGTTGATAAGTATTAGAGGATCCTTAACATTAACCACAGCAACAGCGGCATCAATACCAACTTGGTTAGCTGCCAAACCAATTCCGTCTTTTCTTTCTGTGAGAATGTTGAATAAATCTTTCGCGATAGATAGTCCTTCATCTACTGATACCTTCATCAGTTTTTTATTTATAACTGGGTTATCTTCTTTTAAACAATTAATTATTTTGTGTTTCATTAAAACTTTGGATTATTATTATCATACATTTTTAATGCGATGTAGGCTAACAAACATACTACTAAAAATTCAAACAATTTTTACTGCCCTATACTTAGATTTTTTTGATTTATCTTTAACAACTATTTTTCCTCTAAGTTTACCTCTTGTTCCAAGGTGATTTTTAATAAACCAATCAGGAATTTCACTATCATTAGCCTCCATATATTTACGAAGAGCTCTACGAATATTACTCAACTTTCTCCATTTACTATCACTTCTATTTTTCCTAATATGTTTACTTATTGGCATTATACATCTACTCCTACTTCTTTAAGAGAATCTAAGTTACCTTCTGTTTTATCAAGATAGAATTTTGCATCTTGTTCATCTTTTGCCCAAAATATGTATCCTCCATCGGATGTCCATTGTTTGTAATTGTGGGCGATGTGGTATGAAATTTTTTCTTTTTTCTTTTTAGCCATTTGTTATTCCCAAATTCTTGCTAATCTACGGACGAAACCAAGTGTGGCCCCAAATCCGAATGCTATTGCAGCTACTTGTAAATTTTCCATATATAATGCCATAGCAGATATAATATATGTTGTAAATCGTAATACAGCGTATATTG